ACCTTCAGCACATGGTTGGTTGTGTCCATCCATAACTGGTTAGCATAAGTCGTTGTCGGGGCGCTTGCACCAGAGGATGATGAGGCAATTGCTGCCAGAGCATCGTTAAGGTCTGAACGGAAAGCGGGAAAGCCTTGATTGGCAATTGAATAATCGTGTTGGGACATTTTTGCTCCTATGCGGTTGCTAATTCGCCATATCCTTTGGCGACATAATCAAAAGTGCGGCTAACCGCTGTACCGCCTGAGTTTCTAAAGGTAATTGTAAACCCAGACGCTGATTTTGAGGTGATTTCGTAGTAGTCGCCCTGTGCTAAATTTTCAGCGGCAATTGCTACGGCAGGGGTTTCTTTGAACGCTTTGGCGTATGTCACCGCATAAGAGCCAGCCCCGCTTACCAAGTTATCCCCAGACACTACTCGGTCAGGCATATCAATTGTCACGCTTAATGACTCAAGTTGAGGGCTAGATTCACCAGAAGATGTGCTGAGAACAGCTTTAAACTTATACGCACGCGCTCTGTAATCGCCGACAAAGAACGGACGATAGGCGCTCCATGTTGGGCTTCCAGCAGGGTCGTCATCAGTAGTTGAGACATACAACTGGACGTTTGTGTCGCCGTAGCTGTTTGGGTCGCCATCAAACAAACCCACACGGTCGTCAAAGTTACCCGTGGCATCATCAAATAGGTTGATGTAATCAAGGCGCGTAACGGTCAGATTTGAAGTTACACGGCTTGTGTAAACCTGAGACAAGTCAAAGTAATTGGCAAACTCGTATGTGCCAAATGTGGAAACCGTACCACCACCAGCATCAAAGTCACCAGCAGCATCGTCAAAAAGCCCTGTGAGGTCGTCAAAGTCTGTGGAGGTATCCAAGACTAGGTAGCCATCTTCTGTGACGCTACACTCGGTTTTAGAGCCTGAGAACGATGGGCTTTCGGTAATCGTACTGATTACGTTCAAGTCCTTAATGCTATCAATAATTGCCACGGTTGAGGTGGCAGACAATGACTCATTGCCCAGCTTATCAATTGCCTTAATGAAATATGTACCAGTCATTGCTGGTGCAATAGCGAATGTGGCTGGGCGAGAAACTTTGGATATTAAGTCTACTGCGTTGGCATAGTTAGCCCCAACGGTTTCGCGTGCATGGCGAATCCGATAGTGAGACAGGTCAAGGTCTGTTACTGGCGTCCAAGTCAAATACGCTTGTGTGCCGACGATGTTAATCGTGAAGTCTTGAACGTTCTCAGGAGGAGCGGTCTTACCTACAACTTCGTGGTTTTCTGTTGTCCAGTCTGAGCGAACGCCCAAAATGTTGATTGACCGAGCGCGGATGTTGTAAATAGCGCCATCAATAACGTTTGCCAACTGGAACGTAGTGCCAGAGGCTTGACCAAGGTTCAACCACTCTGTTTCGGTAGATGGCTTGGCTTGTACTTCGTAGCGGTCTTGGAATGTCGCCTCGCCAGTGACAGTAACCACTAACTTCGTAATAATTGTTTCGGCGTTAATTTCCAGCGTATCGGTTGAAACAATACTTGGCGGCGTTAAGTTGAAAACGCTTGGCAAATTAGTATTTGGCGCTGGGTCATAGGGCGATTCTTCGCTTGTTGACCAGTCATAGACATTAGAAGCGACTTCGCGCAATTCCAAGTCAACACCCATGATTTCACCAAAGGATATTTGCGAACCAACCACCTCAAAGGGTTTGTTTGTCCAACCCATGCGGGTATTGTTGATTTGCACAATATCGCCAACTTGGGCGTTTAAACCCTTTAGTTTCATTGGCATTGAAGTGGTAATTTGCTGCCTTGCACGCAATAATTCAATTTTTGCCAACCGTTGCGCCATGCTCACGGATGTAGTCATTGGCAATTCAATAGACTTTATTTTTTCCTCGTTATTATCTTCAGCAACATAAACAGAAGAAGTTATTGCTGGGAAATCAGTAACCGTGTAATTTTCATCAGGCGACAGAAAGACACCTTTGACGCCGTTAAATGACTCACGGCGGCTGACCAATGATTGAACCCGAAAACCGCCTCTCAGGTCATTCTCGTCAAAGGAGATTGTTGGGGTGTAGTAAGCACCAGCCAAGATGCGCCAAACGCCACCAGACCAGATACATTTGCCAGCCATTGAGGAGACAATCTGATTGATAATGTCCTCTGGCTTGCTTGATGTGGCAAAAGCGCCGTGAGTTTCATAGCGGTTTTCTGTTCCACCAGCAACAAGTGCAACATCCTCGTCACAAATGTTTGCAGCGGCGGCAAGTGCGGTTTCATCAATTTCAGTGGCGTAATCAGCGCCGACACCATACTTTGTGTTGGTTAAATAATCGGATAAGCAAAGTGCTGGGTTTGCCGACCAAGCCGTTGAGCCTGTTCGCGGGTCATATATTTTTTTGCCACGAATAATTGCAGATACATTGGGCACGCCATTAAAATAAACGTCTTGGTCATAAGCAAGACGCACATAAAGCAAGGCGCGACCACGAACTCGATGGTTTGTCGTCCATTTGCCATCAGACTCTGCAACCAAATCATCAAATGCTGTTTGGTCGGCAGTTCCAAGTTTGTATTGAACTCTAGCTCTGCCAGCGTATTGCCCAGAAGTTACATTGCCAGAGCCGTCGATTGGCACTTCAACATCATTGAAATAAATAGATTCAACCGCATCAATCTCATGCCCAGTTAAGGCAATAACCATGTGTAAATAATCAATACTAATTTCAATTCCCAAAAGTCCACCACCTTGGAATACTTTTACCTTTTTTGATTCCATGTAAAGAATCGTGCCACCAAGCCTTGCCCTTCCATAAACAACAACATGAGGCGCAATAGGTTGCCTAGATGTAATTGTCCTGTCTTGTAAAGTAATGGATGGCGTTGTTGGGTTTTTTGCCAATGCAGCCGAAACACCGCCAAGAACCAAAGTTGTTACAAAAGTTGTCGCGAAATAAGCAGACGCAGTACCAGCGGCAAATCCAAAGGCGGCAGCTCCACCAGCAATCAGGCTAGGGGCAACCAACATTCCAACGCCCGTAGCTACTGCGGCGGCTATTGCGGCGGCTTTGACAACTTTCGCCATTTTAAATACTCCAAGCGTTTATGGCTTTACGCATTGATAAGGTTATCAAGCCAGCCTCAGATATTGCCGCTATTTTATCGCCAATGCAGATACCAAGGGCAATTTCTCCGTTTGTTTTGAATGAAACAACATCGCCACGCTTGGCTAGTAATGGCTTTTTAGGCTCACCAAATTGCTTGGTTGCAATTCCCTCAACGCCATCGTGTTTTAAGAGCCTAGAAGCGGCTCCCTTGGCTGTTTTGTAGCCACGATAGGGCTTACCGTGGTCAACGCCAGTAATCGCTTCTACAACGTTTACAACAAACATACAGCAGTCGTTTGTGCCCCACTCAAAAGCTCCCGCCTCACCAATGGCTTGATTTAGTTTTGACTCCCAGCCTTCAAGCCTCATGAGCGACCCCAGTTCAAAGTAATTTCTTTCATTGCTGGCACAAACTCGCAACCCAAATCACCGACATATTCGCGTTGTTGTTCCTCATTGGTTAGGCGGGTTTCGCGTGGGTGCTGGAGGTCAATCAAACGAGACTCATAAGTAATCGTAAGAATAGATGTTTCACCATCTTCTTGAATAGCTGGAATATCTAGCTTGCCTTGAAAAACAAGATAAGGGTCAGCAATGATTCCGTTTTCATCAAAGAAACCTAAGTAAATTTTTCCAGATTTGCCTTGCTCAGATTCTTGCAAAGCCAAAGAAATAAATTCAGAGGGTATGCCAGTTAGCGTGATGGATATACCATTTGCTTGGACTTCTGCTGTCTCCTGTACGGCAGACACACCACCTAAAGACCCTACACCAGTCCAAATTTGACCGTTCCAACTTAAATCTCCATAGCCAGACCAAACACGAACGTAACCAGAAGAAAAAAGACCCTCAAATAGCAAAAAAGGCTGAACTTGCGTAGCCTCTATTGCTGACTGAACGCTTGCGCTTAAATCTCGACTCATAACGCCTCCACACAAGCAAAGGTGATTCCATATACGCTCATTTGGTCAATCGAGTATTGGGTTTCATTGCTTGCCAATCTCCACAAACCTTGCGTGTTGTTTGCGGTAATCGCAGCATCATCATCTGGAGATGAGCGCAGGTCAGGGAATATATTGATAGTAGCGTTGCCAGAGCCATCAGAGTTAACATCATCAAGAACCTTGTAAAGCCGTGTTGTAGAGCCAGAACCCAACTGAATCCAGTCACCAGCCTTCAATATGCCTGTGGTGCTTGTAGTCCAGCCATCGGTTACTAATTCGCTACCAGTTTGACTTGCGCCATTTACCAAAGGTGTGCCAGTACCAATGCCACGGGTCGAGGTGGCAGACTTGTCGCCCAGTAAGAATGTGCCATATTGACCATTCATCTTTAGCAAGAAAGCAACCACTTGCTCGGCATCGGCACGCTTCATAGGTGGCAGGGAAACCTCGGCTTCCCACCATTGACCTTGATGCTTGTAAACCTGTTGCTGACCAGTAAAAGGAGATGCAGAAACTCCAACAACGGTACGCGCCCGAATGTTGAGGTTTGCCAGTCCAATGCTTGCTGGAAAAGAAACAGGGTATGTGATAGCCATTTTTTACCTCAAAGCGGCAGCGTATGAGCCACCTCGTAATTTAGAGTCAGCCACGGCAGATTTAGCGGCATTGGCAATCTGTGGCATCAGGGTCATTATCTCAGCACGAACCGTCTGCTGGACGCCTGTGGTGACATTTATTACTTGATTGACAACCGTACCACCGCCGCCACTAAGTTGGTTGCTTGGGATGATTGAACCAGACTGGTTAGGTACAAACATCTCAGCACCGCGCTCACCAACCATGTAAGGTTTGCCAGCTTGCACAGAGCCGCCAATGGCTTTGCCACCACCGCTAAATAGCGTATCAAGTGATGCCGCAATTGGCCCTGTGATTGATTTTTGAACTGCTATACGAATCAAATCGTTAATGATACTGTTTGCCATAGACTTGAAAGCATTGCTGGCGCTCATAGTGCCGTTTATCAAGCCTACCAAAGCATCTTCCATTGACTTTAATCCGCTAACAGCAACATTCTGCAAACTTGATTGCAAATTATCAACGCTTGCAGCATATTCTTGCAACGGCGTTCTTGATGCTTCTAAACCTTCTCTGATGGCTTCCAGTTCTGCTGGCAAAGATTGCTGACGCTTGCCACGTTTTTCTGGGTCAAGATAACCCTCAAACTTTATTTTGTTAGCATCAATAATGTCCTGATTTGCTTTTTCCAGTTCATCTCTGATGACTTGCAATTCACTTGGCAAAGTTTCTTGGCGTTTTGTTCTTTCGGCTTTATCAAGATACCCAGAAAACTGCTCTCTGGTAATGTTTTTCATTGCCTCATGCGTGTCTTCAATAACCTTTAAGCGATTGCGTGCTTGCTTTTCGCTTTGAGTCATTGCACCAGCCCAGTGCATTTCGGCATCTACAATTGATTTGTTGTAATCGTCAATTGCTTTTTGTTGTTCTTTGGTTAACTCAATAGATTTTTTAACGGTCTGCTCTTCAATCGTGCCAACTTTGCCAGTTACGCGACTATCAGAGAAACCGCGACCACGAAAATTTGTTTGTGAAACGCCTAGAAGTTGTTTAATCTTTAATTCAGTGGCTTTGATGCGCTCATCAAGGGCGGTATCCATTAAGCCGCCAGAGCCAAAGTCTTCCTCCATTTGGGCTGTCATCAACGCCAATTGCTCTCGGTAATACTTCAGAGCCTCTGTGCCACCCATCAAGGATTTATTAGCGACCAATTCCATTGTCTCGCCAAATGTCAATCCAGACCTAATGCCAATTTCAAACTGCTCAATCAAAGCAGTCATGTTTCTTGTGGCGTCAACCAGAAACTTATTCAGTCCAGCTTCACCAATAGCAACTGACAATTTGCTAATTGCGTCACCAAAGTTTGAGAACGCACCGTTTAGGGTTTGTGATTGACGCTCAATAGCACCAGCAAACTTGGTCTGACCCAATGTTTCCAAATAGGTAAGCATCTCTTGCGAGTTCTTGCCAATCGTCTTGGTAACGCCACCAAAAGTTAACTTAATCTTGTCGCCTTCAGTATTGGCTTTGATACCAAACTCTTTAAGGCGCTCAAATTCGCCCACAGCGGCATCGGCTACGGCTTCAATGAATTGGTCTAGGCTTTTACCAGTGCCAGAGGCGATGTTGCCAAATGCGTTTAATGAGGCAATGCTTGGCGTAATGCCACGGGCAACCAGCTTGTTAAAACCACCGACAACTTCCTCAAGCGAGAATGGTGTTTTGGCAGCAAAGTCTTGGAGTATGGCAAATTGCCTAGATGCCGCTTCAGCGGAGCCTGTGAACGTAATCAGGCTGGCTTGTAAACTTTGGAATGAACGGTTGGATTGGACAATAGTACCAACCACAGCGCCGCCGACAATACCAGCAATTGCGCCTTGAACGCTGAAGACTGCGTTCTTTAAACCAGCAAGAGAGCCTTTAACACTACC